TGGGCAGGTGTATAGTAAGTATGGTTCGTATATCCAGAGGTACATTGAGGAGAACCAGCAAGTGAGGATTAGGTACGATGAGCAGAGGTTGTTGTTGGAGAGTAAGGAGAAGGTGATAAGTGAGATGAATCACCATATCTCAAGTATAAAGCGTGAGTTGGATGCAGCGTACGCGAGTATCCGTTATTTTCAGGAACGTGACGAGGAGTATCAGGAGGAGATAAGTATATTGAAGTATGAGAAACTTGAAGGTTTAGAGCGAGAACGTGGTTACAGAGATCGTGAGAGAGATTACAGAGTTCAGATCACACAGAAGGATGAACTGATTCGTGAGATAACCAATAAACTGGCCAAGTACTCACGACTCCTACAAGAGTCGCCAGATGATCAACGAATTCATGAAAAGATCAGAAAGTATAGGATAAAGGTGATGAAGTTGGCTGGGATAAGTGAAGATGATTTGACTGAGAAGATGGATAAATTGAGACTATGAACTATTGACTGTTTCGATCTATAACCTTGAGGGGTTATAGATTGTTGTTATCATCTACTTACTGGGGTCGATGACACCTCTGATGTTCTCAACTAGGTCTTCAGCCTTCTTGTTCGAATACGACAGACCATGATCCTTGGCAATACTTTTCAGAACTTCCTTACTCGTGTATGAGATGATCTGACTAGTAGGGATCTCATAGATTCCAAGCATCCACAGAGCAGTGGCCTTGTCAATAGAGTTGACGCGACTGAAGTCATAGATGTAGAATAGAGCACTCTTAGCAATAGAGTAGTCTCGCTGGGAGAGTTTGTCCTTGTAACTATCAAAAATGTTCTTGTACTTCTGGCGATTGCGATTCCTAAAAGCTCCTCTCACATCATTAACTTCGCCCACACAGATGCTCAACAGCTCGCGGATGAGGGTCGGGTATTGCCCACTGGGGGACACGGTAGGATGAACCATCTCAACATTGGTGGGAACATCGACGGGAACGTCATCCAACTGGACATCCTCAATATCAGCAGACAGCTGTTCCACTTCATCATAATTTTCAGCGGTCGGGGTGGGGGCGCGCGGAGTATGAGTGTTCTTGGGAGCGACCTTGCGCGGGACACCTTTGCTTGCTGAAACGACTTTCTTAGCAGCACCCTTAGGTTCGACCTTCCTCTTAGGAGGTCTCTCTGGCGATTTTGGTTTTGGCATCTTTTGGGGTACAGAAGACGGCTTTAGATCTTTTCGTGAGGGTAAAAACAACCCTGTAGCCAACTATGATGCATCTCTTGATAAGAAATATCACAGTCATTACACCCTATAATCTGTTGAATGCGTCGGACGAATGCATCAGACACGTGCTTCGAACGAATGTGTTGATTCTGAAAATATAACTCTTGATAATTGAGTCATTTTAAGGATGTTGTGTTTGAACTCTAAAATCTTCTCATCTTACTAAAATAGATGGATCATTATCTAGAAATCTACACACCAGTGGCTGAATTGGCGAACCGGATTGACCTTGGTAATAAGAGCCGGTTAACCTTGAATCCAACCACAGAGCTCAATTCTTTCAAACAGATGCTCCAGAGCATCGACATCCCACCTGGCGAGCTCAGCAACCTCGTGTTGGACGGCACGCTAGGTAACTATCGTCTCGCACTCAACGGACAGGCCGTGGACATCATCAAAGGGGTAGAGGACCTCAGGTACAATGCTAACCTCCTCAATTTCCTCAAGCGCCTGGGACTCACACAGACCGCCACCGCTCAGGCTAAGGAGGCTGAGATCAAGACCCAGTACGCTCAGAACGCCATCGGCCTGCATCAAACCATGAGGATGAAGAACAGGATTAGGATCGCAAAAGAAATCACCGGACGCTACGGGAAGAGCCCCAGGAACGAACAGGAATTGGAGGCTATCCTGAACAGGGACTCCAACCTCAAGGGTATATTCGAAGCCTTCCTAGAGGAACTGAGAGGATCTTACGTGGTGGACCCAAACGCGAAGCCGTACGGCGACTGGGTGCGCAAACAATACAGGCCCAGTACTTATGACATCCCCACCCTGTTCAACGTCATCAACAGGCACAAATCTTCACTAGGGGGCTGCTGGGCCGTGAGGGCAGATGGGTACAAATGCATCGTGCCGTCACTCTCTTGCGATCCTATCAAGTGGCAAAGACAACATAGATGTTCTCCCGATAACAGATGTGGCCTTAATAAACAACAGCCTTGCTACAGATGTCTGAAGTGGAATTCCAACAACACATGCGCGGAGGCACCGCCGTGTGAGGACCGCAAAGAGAGCTGCTCTAAGGCTTGTTCCAATCGGGAGATTGAGGTTCCTAGCGACACAGTCCTCATCTGCATCAAGCGCAAATTCTGGGTAGCCGCGCAAGACTACATGAATCAGAACTTCACGATGGCTCCAGGACCAGCCCCTCCGGCACCTCCTGGTGGCGGTGTAGTGACAGATGACACAGACGAGCCCGACGATGAAGATGTCGATGAGATCCCAGACAACGAGGACGAGCCGATCACCGATGAGGAGATCCCTGTAAGACGCCCACTGTCGGCCACACTTGCTGACTTCTTTGGGTCCACTTGGGTTATTTGGGTCATAGGCTTTGTCATCATAGTAATCGTAGTCTATAGAGGAAGGAGACGATAATAACCCATTCATGACTATCGTTGCGCTAGCGCAACGATAGTCATGACTGGGCCCGACCCATATATGACTAGAAAGCAGATCGCTAGCGATCTGCTTTCTAGTCATATATGGGATAACTATAACATCCATCCGAAACGATGATATAACCGATTCGATCTATAGACATAATACAGAAGAGAAAAATGAGTCATTTACAACTAGCTGTTGTTCTTATGGTTAAGAACGAGGAGAAGAGGATTGAAATTACATTGACGAGTGTGAAGGATGTTGTTGACGGAATCGTCGTTTTCGACACCGGGTCCGAGGACAAGACGGTAGACATCATGAAACGCTTCGCCAAGACACATAACCTCCACTTCCATCTACTTCAGGGGCAGTTTGAGGACTTTGCTACCTCACGGAACAGACTACTCGAATTTGCAGACAAACACCTCTACGATTACCTGTTGCTGCTAGACAGCAACGACGAGTACAGATCTGACAAGAACTTGAAGGATATTCTGGATGGCAGACCTGAACAAGGATTCCTGCTCCATCAACAATGGTATATTGGTCCTGGAGACGAGCTAGACTACTACAACATCAGATTGATCAAACCCAACATTGGTTTCAGGTACAAAGGTTCTGTCCACGAGTATATAGAGGTGCCTCCCAGAGCGACTATCGGCAAACTGAACGATGAAGTCATCCTCTACCAAGACAGAGTGAAAGACAATGATGGCAAATCACAAACACGATGGAAGAAGGATCTTGTATTACTCAAGAAGGATATAGCTAGAAACCCCAACAATGGGCGTACTCAGTACTACCTGGCCCAAACATATGACTGCCTCAACATGAAGAAAGACGCTATGTTCTTCTACAAACAGCGAGCCAACAACAAGGATGGTTTCTTCGAGGAGAGATTTAACTCAACTATAAAGTGTGGTGAATTGGAACGAGACGAGGACGAGCGTGTTAAGTGGTATCTCAAAGCGTATCAGGTTATTGAGAGGGCTGAGCCTTTAGTCGAGATTGTGAAGATATATAGGAAGAAAGAGAAATTCAGGCTCGCATTTCTGTTTGCTAAACTGGCATGCGATCTTCCCTATCCCTCAAATTGTGTGCTGTGGGTGAATCAAAAGTGTTATAACCATGATAGGTGGCAGGAACTGGGGATCGTGGCGTACTATGTGAAGGAGTACGAATTAGGGAAGAAGGCCTGTGAGAAGGCTATAGAGTCGGGTCACGATTCTGACCTGAACAAAAAAAACTTACTTTTCTATGAAAAAAATGTGGTTCAAGAAAGCCAGCTCAAAGATAGAGAATAAGATGTTTGTGACCTTGTTTTGGCTCGCCGTGATAGTGCTTGTGGTCCTACTACTCTGGAACTGGCTGTCCGGAGAGAAGGGAACATATACAGATCACACGCCTATGATGTGGGACTTGATGGGAAAGAGTGTGAATAAGCCTAAAAAGAAGGTGTCGTTTGAGAGCAAGGGGGAGACTGAATGTAGGCGAGCGGTTGAGCACCTCACAGGCAAGCCGTTTCCTAAGGCGAGACCTAAATTCATGATGAATGGAGTGAGTGGGCATAATCTGGAATTAGATTGTTATAATGATGAACTCAAGCTTGCGGTGGAGTATAATGGGGAGCAGCACTACAAATACATACCTTATTTTCATACTAGCAAAGACGCTTTCTATAATCTCAAATACAGGGATGACATGAAACAGAGGTTATGTGATCAGAACGGAATCACTATGATCACGGTGCCTTACACGGTAAAATATGAGAACATTGAGAAATATATTAAAGATCTTTTACCTTAAAAAATGAGTGATTATCGAATAAATAAAACCCAGTCACAAACTTACATCATAAATGATATACAAATAGAGTCAGGTTCGCCTTTAGATGGTGAATCACTTATATATGACTCAATAAATAATGAATGGATATTTTCATCAGTAGGATCTACAGGACCCACAGGTCCTACAGGTCCAACAGGTCCAACAGGTACAGGACCCACAGGTCCAACAGGTCCAACAGGTCCTACAGGTTCAACAGGTCCAACAGGTCCAACAGGTCCTACAGGTCCAACAGGTCCAACAGGTCCAACAGGTCCAACAGGTCCAACAGGCACGAATTCTATTAACTTCTTTTATCGTAATAAAGGCATTTTAGGATCACCTGTCACTATATCTACAACTCCTGTTAATCTCACACCCATATATGGTGCGTTACCTATCACTAGTTTTGATCCACTCGTGACGTATGATAGCATTAACCAAGTATACAAATGCGATCCTACTACAACTTTTTTCTATTCCTTCTTTGTGAATATACGTATCAGTGGCACATTTGGATCTAATAACACTTCTGTGTTAAGTTTTTCAATCCGTAGACCTGATGATGTGACAGAGATAACTTCTGTTGAACTTGTGAGAATTAGCAGTGGGGGGTTCCTTGAAAAGACTGTCGCTGTGATTCCTACTCGTGTGTTCCCTGGAGGTGGAGATCCGTATCAAACAGAAGGTTTTAAGATTTACGCGGTTAAAATAGATGGTCCTGATTTCACAATGGACACTACTAATAATCAAGAAATTGTGTTTGAGGTAACCTAATTAGCCTTTTTTTATTCATAACCTTTAAAGGTTATGAATCATAACATATTTTATGCTTTACATGAGGTACAATCTTGATAATACCAAAGTAAGAATAAACTAATGAGTAGGACGACTACACCTGTGGATATCATAATCCGTTTTCTTTTTTGTTAGTCTTCCTTTGAGGATAGGCCTGCAACACCAGCACCGGCCAATGCGATGGGGACAGCCATACACATACCACAAAAATCTTCGCGAACTTCTGTCATTTTGGTATATTGTGATATTTTTCATGTTACATAAGCACGCGCCTGGATTCGACATCCACCTCGTAGTTGGTCTGGTTCCTATTCCAGATTTGCTTACTCATGAGGTCCTCTCTGTGGAATTGGCTGTCCCTGATCCAACTCAGACAGTTCTTGTTATCCATGCTGGCTCTGCAATAATGAGGTTTGTATGAATCCATGGGGTCGACGTAATCCTCTTTCACTACGAGCCCTGGTTGAATGAACAGCTCGGAAATGAAAGGGACTGCGAGGTCTTTATTATAGTAATACGTGTTCTGGCCTCCATGGATATCAGAGAAAGAATCGTAACTTGCAGCTTTATAACCCGCTATATACGGCGTGTCCCATATTTGGACTTTACCATTGAGAGGGATATTGTCAAGTGCTAGCCTTTGCCCGCTGTGTGCGGAGCTTACAAGGCGTGGATCTTGACTAACGAACGCGACCTTGTTACATACATCACGTGCGGACTGAGATATACAAGGTACTTTCTCAAAGTCGGTATCCCATGAGTTAAGGACGTTCATCCTCACGTAACGGCCTTTATCGTCACACTCGGTTTGGTAACCACTTTCAATAGGGTGAACTTTTACACGCACTGCAGGATAAGGTGGTCTTATACCATTCTTATTACCGTTTTCACTTTGATAAGTTGTAGTCTTAGTAGTCATGTTTTGATATGTGTAGGAGAAAAGCCTGTAAAAAATATCTATGTTAAGCAAAAGATGGACGACATTATGATATTGATGAATAAAGTCATCATCGACATCCACGGGGGGTTCGACGACACCCAGTTCGGGATTTTTGATGACGACGAGCAGGAACAGCTTCGTTATATCTGGCACAACGCCGCCAAACGCGATGCAATGAAGTTCGTTAACATCCTCTCACCCGCCCAGAAACAAAGAGTTGCAATATGGGCCGCCAACCGCACAGAATATACAGTAGACGAACTAGTAAAAGCCCTCAAGAAGTTCACCAAATTCCTTGAGTCAGCAAGCTACACCAATCATACCTTCTATCCCAAACCCAAGCGTGTGAGAAACACAAGCATGTTCCGCAAGAAAAAAAACATCCAGTAAATCCGCCTC